GTTTGTCGCCTGAATCTGCCCGTTCAGCTCCGCAAAGCCGTTTGTCATGGCGTTGTTCACTTCGTTAATCTGCGATTCCCTTGCGCTTGCCTCGGCTGTTATCGCCTCGACAATCTGCTGGTTTCTAAGAATGGCCTCGTTTTCTATGGCGATGGTCAAATTATTGACCTGCTCCTGCCTTGTGTTGGCCTCGTTTTGTATCGCCGTTGAAAGCTCGATAACCTGTATTTGCCGGGTTTCCGTTTCGTTTGCCAATGCGGCGTTTAGTTCGTCAACCTGGGTTTGCCTTGTGACGGTCTCGTATGCTATTGAGGTTCTTACGTCCAGCAAATCGGCGTTGTTCTGTATGACGTGGTTGTCAAAATCGGTTCTCAACGTGGTTATGTAATTGCCTTGCTGGTTTTGGATGTTTTGTATCTGGTCGGTCAGCCACTTGAGGCCCGTAACGCTTGTATTCAATCCCGATATTTCGGATTCGGCCATTCCAAACCTTGTATTGGCTGCGTCCCTAAAGTCATTAAATTGTCGCAAGATGGTTGCGTCGAATAATTCCAGGGTGCCAAGGCGATTCGTTATATTCGTGACATTGCCGTTTATGGAGTCGATGGAGGTGATATTGTTGGATACCTTGGTTTCAAGCACGGAGCCTCTGTGTTCAAGGTCGGATACTCCGTTCTCAAGGTTGCTCACTCGCTGGATGGTGTTCTGCAATGAGGCCAAATCGGTGTTTTGCCTTATGTCCTCAATGTCGGCCTTTATCGCCTGAATGTCGGCGGTTTGTATCGCATCGGTTGTTTCAAGTGTGGTTACCCTGTTTGCAAGCCCGTTTATGGCGACCGTCGCATTGTTATTGTTCTGGTCAACTGTGTTGCCTAGATTGGTGAAGGCATCGCCCATTATATTTCGCCAGACTTCCAACGCCGCCACCCTGTTTCCCCAAGTGGTTATGCCGTTGTCTATCGTATTGAAATTATTCTCATTGTTTTGTCTGTCCCGATTCACCGCATTTTCCAAAGTCGATATACTTTCGGCGTTTTGCTGGATACCACTCTCGGCATCGGTTATCCTGTTGATTAGATTGGTATCGACCTGTGTCAGGTTATCTATGCTGTTCTGTATCAAAGTAATGTCGCCGTTTACGGCGTTGATTATGTTCTCGATGTCGTGGGCGTTCAAGTCCGTAAGGTGGTCCGTGAATTCCTCCACGCTTATGTAGGAGTGGTTCAGTTCGTTCCATGGGGTGACCCCATCGCCGGTCTTTATTCTGCGGCTGCCGTTTTCCTGTATCTCAACGCCGAATTCGCCTCGGCTTAGAATCGGGTTCACTAATTCCCAGTTTTGAGTTGTATCGCGTCTTAGAACTATTCTTGTTACCATACTATATTAGCTCCTTTCCTAATTTTTATCGTCGCCCTGCGGCAAATGGTCGCCGTCCATCCCGGGCATGGATTCGTTCAGTTTTGCTTCCAGCTCGTATTGCTTGAGCTTGGCTCCGGCCATGTAGCTGTCGATTATATCGTCCTTAAGAGGCATCAGGTTCGCATTGAGCCAATGCGTGTCGCCGCCTTCAACCGGCGGCAGGTTCTCTTTCGCCCTGATTTCGTTTATCGATAAAATGCCTATCTGCATCTGTCTTGCATAGGCCGCAATCCTGTCATTCAGGGAAGTCTTCATCAGGCTGTTATAGCTGTACTCAAAATACAGCCTGCTTCTTTGGTGGGAAAATATCAGCCTGTTCATGGCCTGTTCGAACTGCGTGGCCAGCGGCCTTATCGCGGACTCGATATACAAGGTATATATGGATTCCACGTTGGAGGTTTCGGAGCCGTTCAGCAGGGTCAACGGGATGCCGAACAGTTTCGCTATCTCCTTTTCCTGGTGTTGCCTGTTTTCCATAAGCTGGCTCGCCTGATTGGTGGGCGTTTTAGTCTCGATATTGTTGTATTCGATACCGTTGTGTTTTATCAAAGGCTTTCCGGCGTTTTTTACGCCCGTGTAATTTTGGAGAAAATCATTTTTAAGTTGTTGGATATCCTCTTTTTTGGCATCGTCTATGAACTTGGTTATATCGATTATCAGACGATTACCTACGTTATTGGCAAAACTGTTATTTACGAAATCGTCAAGTTCATTGGATAACCTGAATATATTGCCGCACTCGGAAAATATGCTCCTGCCTTTTAAGCCGTCATATCCGTATCTTGATGCGACGTGCAATATTTTGTCGCTTTTGTATTCGTTGCCGTTATAAGTGAATACCTTCTGGTTCATGCCGTTTCTTTTCAGGGTTATTTTGGTCGGGTCAATTCTGAACAAAGAAGTGATAATGCCGTCTTCGTTAGTGTATTTGTACCAATAGACGTTGCCATGTTCAAAATAATCCACCACGCTGCTGTACATAAATTGAAACTTGGTCTCATCGGCATTAGGCCATTCGAGTAAATCATGCAATGTATGATTGCCTGGTAGTGCCTGACGGGTTCTTCTGTTGTAAAAATGACCGGCAAGATTAGCCATGCTTGAGGCTATCATGTCTATCGCCGCCCATGAAGTTGCGTCTTGCCCTAAACGTCCATTATCGAAATTGGTATGCGTAAATATAGCCTGTAGATTATCGGCGTTTCTCTTTTCCGTTTCACGCTTCTTAAATATCCTATCAAATATATTCATTGTCTGTACTCCTTATTTAGTAAATTAATTTTGAAACAGCCACCGCACCTCCTCTATGGAGCCTTTTTTCTTGGTTGCGTTTCCGTCGCTTGCCCTGCATCTATCGAGGCTCATTATCGAGGTTATTACGCCGTCTATTTTTTTCGTGGAACTCTTGTACTCTTTCAAGGGCTTGTAATTCCCGTTCACGTCTATTTTTATTATGGCGTTTGACACCATCCATTTCATCACGGGATTAGGGTCAACGATTTTATCCTCCAAAACAAGCCGCTCAAACTCTTTCGATGGGTTTGATATCTGCTGTATCCCTTGGTTGTATTCTATCAGGATAGTTTTCGGCAACAGTTTTTCCAAGCTGTCTATAAGTTTATTACTTTGCCATTTGTCATAGGCCAGCTCTTGGATATTGAATCGCCCGTTGTCCGCTTTTATATCGGCGATAATATAATCGTAATCTATGGTCGCCCCGGGAATCGCTTTCACTAGCCCGCTGTCTATCCAGTTTTTGATATTGATGTTTTCCACTCGGTATTTTTCAAAGACCTGTTCGGATGGGACGTAGAACTTGTGATACAGATAATACTTGCCGTCTCTTTCAAAGCATTTTGTGTAGGCCGTGAAATCGTTTATGGAACTCAAGTCCAGACCGGCGAAACAGGATTGCCCGTGAAACTCCGATATGTCTGTTTGCTCGTTTCTGATAACAGTGTCCCAACGCTGAAGGCTTATCCAGTTGCTTGTCTCGCTTGTCCAGATATTCAGCGTCTTGGCCTTGTAATCGGTCTGGTGGCTCGGCTGGCCCAGTGCGTCCTGCAAATCCTGCTCCAGTATTTTCCTGTCTATTATTGCGTCAATGCTCGGATTGGCCTTGATATACGATTCCGGTTTTTTCCAGTCGTCGGATTCGTCAATGCCGTAGATGATACCGAAATATGTATCGTCCGTAAGTAGGCCGTTCAGGATTTTTCTTACTTTTTCGTCCTCGTCATAGGCCGGCAATGATATGTCGGTTCCGGCGGTGGTAATGATAAGTACAAGTCCGTTTTCCCTTGCCCTGCTTCCGTATCTCATAGCGGTTACGGGCTTGTCATTGGAGAAGCAAAAGTATTCGTCTATTATCGCCAACGATGGCGCATAGCCGTCTATCGCCACGGTGTCGGCGGCGAAGTATGATATCTTGGAGTTCTTGTAAAATATGTTTGTACCCGTATCGTCTATGATATCCTTCAAACCCTTGCTGTTCTTGCAGATTGTCCGCAGGTCTCTAAACATCTTCTCGGCTTGTCTCATATCCTTTTCAAAAAAATAGGTCTCGCTTGATTTTGTCGTAAGGAAGTCCCAAAGCAAGAGCGGGAACATTATACTTGTGGTTTTGGAATTTTTTCTGGGAACGAATACCGCTCCACTCCTAAACCTCATCTTTGAGGTTTGATTTTTATATCGCCAGCCCAAGAGATTTGCATGAATGAAGCACATCCACGAAAGTAATTGTAGAGGT